CATCTATTACTAGAGAGCTTATGCATCATATACTAAAAAGTACATATGATAATATTGGTATCTTAGCATTAGAAGAAAGTATAAAGAAAACTGCATTTAATATTATGTCTGTTGAAGCTAATGCAAGATTATATATTAAAGAAATAAGAGATCAATTTGATAAAGAAAGATTAAAAGAATGGGAAGTTGCGACAATAGGTACTGGAAGATTCTATGCTTTTGATCATTTTGGTTCTATTAACAATGACGAAATACTAAATAGAATACAGTATATGGCTAAAGCTTTAGATTGTAAGTGGATTATATTAGATCATTTATCTATTCTAGTAAGTGGACAAGAAGGAGATGATGAAAGAAAATCTATTGATGTTCTTATGACTAAGTTACGTTCCCTTGTGGAGCAAACAGGTATTGGTTTATTATTAGTATCTCACTTACGTAGACCATCAGGTGATACAGGTCATGAGAATGGTAGAGAAGTTACTCTCTCACATCTTAGAGGTTCTGCATCTATAGCTCACTTATCTGATTGTGTAATAGCATTAGAAAGAAATCAACAATCAACAGATTCTATCTTAGCAAACACAACTGTAGTACGTATACTTAAAAATAGATATACAGGTGATACAGGTATAGCTACTAATTTGTTATATGATAATAAAACAGGTAGAATGCAAGAGAAAGATCCAGAACTAAATATAGCTATAAATGAATTTGAGGTTATATAATGAATGATATAGTAAAAATTACTTCTGCAGCTGATGAACATTTAACTAATTTAATACTTGACAAAAAAGTTAAAGGTGTTATGTTAGCTGTAGATGGAGGAGGTTGTGCAGGACTAAGATATAAGTGGGAATTAGTTGAAGAAGATAAAGAATTAGAAGATAGAGATAAAGTTATTTTAAATTCTGGTTTTTTATATATACATCCAACAGCTACATTAAGTGTTATTAATACTACTATAGATTATATAACTGATATAGCTGGTTCGTCACTTAGAATTACTAATCCGAATGCTACATCTAGTTGTGGATGTGGAGAAAGTTTTGCAATATGACTGATATGTGGAAACATTATTGTCCTATAGAAGAAGATGATATGGAAATAGGTGAAGGAGAAGAGTGTAATTGGTGTGGAGAAGAAGAATCTTTTGATGGTGAGAATAAAAATATTGATATAGAAAAGGATTGTAAAGATGACGATAGCAGTAGTTGATATAGAAACAAATGGTTTAAAGAATGAAGCTACAGAAATACATTGTATAGTAGCTAAAGAATATACTACAGGTAAGATTAAAACATGGGTACAAGATGAATGTAAAGAATTTGGTGAGTGGTCTAAGCTAATAGATACTTTTATAATGCATAATGGTTTGTCTTTTGATGCACCATTACTAAATAAGTTTACTAATTCATCTATACAGTCTAATCAAATAAGAGATACTTTATTAGAGTCACAATTATTTAATCCTATAAGAGATAAAGGACATAGCCTA